CCTCATCAACCTCACTCGTGGCATCGTTGAGCGCGTGTTTCACGTGGTCAAGGATGGGAACCTTAGCACGGTTCCTCAGCCCATTGAGGGTGTTTTCGAGAGATTGGCGTCCATACGCCAGCGTCTCGTGGCTCGGGCGACCCCGACCCCCGTGGTGGCTAGGGAGGAATATCCCCAGTTATACTTCGGGCGCAAGCGCCGGATCTACGAACGTGCTTACGACAGCCTGTGCAGCCGGGCACTACGTCTAAGCGACTCTTTCGTCAGCACCTTCTTGAAGGCCGAGAAGATCAACTTTTCCACAAAAGCTGATCCTGCTCCGCGAGTGATTCAGCCACGCACACCCAGGTACAACCTTGAGGTTGGACGTTACCTCAAGCGGTTTGAGAAGGTGTTGCTTGGAGCCTTTGAGCGCGTGTTTGGATATGCGGTGGTGTTGAAGGGGATGAATGCTGGCCAGGTAGCAGCAGCATTGCGCAACAATTGGGATCAGTTCAAGGAGCCTGTGGCTTTTGGTTTGGACGCTAGTCGCTTCGACCAGCATGTCTCTGTTGAGGCATTGCGGTGGGAACACTCAGTGTACAACAGATGCTTTCAGTCACCTGAGCTGGCCCGTTTGCTTCGCATGCAGCTGACCAACCGTGGCTATGCGAGGGTGGAGGACGTGTGTGTGAAGTACGAGGTCTCCGGGAAACGCATGAGTGGTGACATCAACACCGGCCTGGGCAACTGTTTGATTATGAGCAGCATCGTCATTTCCTATTGTGAGCAGCATGGTATCCAGGCCAGGCTAGCAAACAACGGGGATGACTGTGTTGTCTTCTGTGACCGCAGCGATCTTGCCCGGTTTGACGACATCGACTCCTGGTTTCTTGACTTTGGTTTCACCCTAACTCGGGAGGAGCCAGTCTCTGTCTTTGAGCGGATTGAGTTCTGCCAGGCCCAACCGGTGTTTACCAGCACTGGCTGGCGCATGGTTCGTAACCCATTTTCTGCCATGGCCAAAGACTGTGTGTCACTCCAGGGATGGGCGAACCCATTGGAAATCCGCTATTGGGCCCATACCATCGGCACATGCGGACTGGAGCTCACTCGTGGTGTGCCAATCTGGCAGTCATGGTACACCCAGCTACACAGCATTGGCTGTGAGGCTCCCGCGGGGTATGTCGAGCAGCAGAT